GATTTCGGTAATCTATTCCCGCTCAATTTCCTCGATGTAGAAATCTCCAACCTCTCGCATTAGCTTGGCTAGTAGGGCGGGGTCATTACCAAAAGGATCGATAAAGGTAGGGTCGAATGTTTCGCCATCTTCTGATTCTATCAGTTCAGCTATAAATTTTGGGCTGTGGAGGTGGACTACGAATGTTCGATCCTCTGTATCGCCAATGATAAACTTTGGAAACTTTGCTTCGAAGGAATTAAGATCGTTAACCATCCCAAATTAAATAACTCAAATTAACATTAGTAAAGTATTTCTGACCGATTCCCACAAACAAGCCCTTGCGTCAAATTGGCTATATTCATGCCATTTCTTGCCATTTAGTGCTTGAAAAGGTAATTTTATTTCCTACTATTAACGCAAGCAGTTGACAAAAGGAAAGGGTAGTAAATATGAGAAAAGGGCAAAAAAGATGGGTAAACGATTATGCATGCACAATGACCTATAATGGTGTGAAAAGGAAATGTTTTGGGCAAAATTGGAAGCATTTAAGTGTTCAATTCGGAATGGCCGCTCATCGGAAGTTTAAATTACATGTGAACATGAACCTCGACTCGATAGTTCAAGTGTCTAATAATGAGTGGTATGGACATACTTTATCGCCAGAGGGGCAAAAGATTACCTGGAAGGTTATTGATAGGAAAGATCGTATCCAAGAGGCAGCCAAGCTTCTTGGGCAGATTGGAGGACAGGCTGGATATGGTAAGAAAAAAGTTCGTGGAGATTCAAATTATTACCGGGTTCTCCGTCAAAAAGGAATCGATAAAGCGAAAAAAAAGAAGGATAATAAGTAAATTTTTTTATGTTAGAACATAAAATAAGTCAACTTTTTTAAAAAAAATGCAAATAATACTTTACAAGTTTTGCCGATCATGGCATGAAGTGTATTGTTTACTGCTACTAAGAGTAAGCTTGATCTTTAAAATTGTTATTAACTGCCGGCGGGAGTACAGAATTGTTTCGCACAATATGTATTATGTTTTTGAATCGTACATTTCTGTATCATAACTAATTCTAGTTTTTTCTTGCCGGTGAATTATTCACAACCGGCAACATGGAAAAACTACTAAACCAATATCACCCTCTACTTCTCACAAAGGACGAAGTCAAAGAAATCTTTCGACTTGGTTCTGACCGAAGCTTACGAAGCTTCAAAGTAAAGCATTCACTACGCAAGCAGGGTAAGCACTACCTTGTCAAAGATATCCGCCGAGCCATTGAAGCTCTGGAAGGATGCCCCGCATGAAGCTTACCATTGGAATCGATCCAGGCAAGAGTGGTGGGTACGCAATCGCTTGGGGCGGACAGGCCAGTATTAACCTGCATTCGCTTGGCGAAGACTTCGAATTTGTCGAACATATTCAGGACTTAAAGGACCACCCCGATGTTACATCGATTGAAGGGGTTGTCGAGTTAGTTCCTCCCTTTGCCGGAAAGATGATTCCTAGTTCCGCAAGCTTCAAATTAGGCCAATCATATGGCTATATCCAAGGCGTTCTTAGGATGGCCGAAATCCCGTTCACCTTAGTCCGTCCGCAGGAATGGCAGAAGGGACTAAGTGGATTGCAGGGATTAACCTCTAACAAGCGCAAAAAGGTTCTGATGAACCACGCCAAACAATTCTTCCCTTCGACGAAGGGACTCACTCTCAAGACTGCCGATGCGATTCTTATCCTTCGGCATTTTTTAAACAACCAATGAGTCTCCCGCTCGTTAAACAGGGAATAGAAAAACTAAAATCATATGGCAGTATTAACTCAATCACTTAGCGGAGGAGACGGACCGATTTCGGGCTGGGATCTCCAACCGGCACAAGCTGGTAATTTCATGGCAGTATGTCTGGATGTGAAAGATTCATTTGGAATCCAGCGTCCGAAATATGAAGACCCTTCAATCATTGAAACTTTGGATGTCACCCGATTTCTGTTCGGGCTTTCAGATGGATCAATGGTTCAGACTTCCGAGATGAAAATCTCAGCCCACGAAAAAAGCAAGCTCATGGGTTACTTAACAAGCTGGCTTGGAATTACCAACGGCGTAGGATTCGATACCGAGTCGGTGAAGGGCAAGGGAGCAATGATCAATGTGGTCAGCAAGGTATCGGCAAAGGGTCGAACATATGCCGACATCACATCTATCTCACCAGTTCCTCAAGGCATGGAATCCCAAATTCCTGCTCGGGTAACTTTCCAGATACCAGGTGAATCTGCACCCGCTCAACCTGCACCCGCTCAACCTGTACAAGCTCAACCTGTACAAGCGACCACCACAGTAACCGTTGAGCAACCCCAGCCTGTTCAGCAAACAATGGGTCAGCAGTTTACCGCACCGGCGCAAAAGGTTCCGTTCTGATTTTTGGTGTGTGTACCAAACGGAGGGGGTGGGAGTTTTACTGTTTCTAACCATCCCCTCCACCTTTTACCCCAAACTTTTAAATATTAAATTATTATGAATCCAATAAATATTTTACTACTAACCGGCTTATTAATCGTAGTGGCCGACATGGTTATATGAAGCTGATCAATCGATTAAAACGAGTGGTGGCCGAAGTGTTTAATACAACAGTCAAGGAAATTGATGGCCGAAGCAGAAAGTCAGAACCATCCGAGGCACGGCATGTCTGTTTTTATTATGCTCGCAGATCATTAAAGATGGGCGTGGTGGAGTCGGGAGAAATCTGCAAGAGGCATCACACCGCCGCCATTTATGCGACTAAGAAAGTGGAGAATCTTTTGACCTATGATCTTAACTTCATCGAGCGGATTAGAGCGATTGAGGATCAAATGCCGGAACTGAAGGAAAACCTATGATTTTTATCAAGCGAATTATTCATTTCATTTACTTTTTATTTCGATGCGGGAAGGAGCTTATTCGTGGCTATCGTAACCGCTAAACCAAAGCGTGGAAGTGGTGGGCATTGGTACACCGCACTCGGTGAAGCCAGGCATACCATGCCAAGGGCAAAGGGTGATGGTGTACGGAATACTACTTTAAGAGATGCGAGAAAGCATCGATTGATCCCCTCGGTTACAACCCTGCTCGGATTGTTTGCCAAGCCTGGTCTGGATCGCTGGAAACAGGATCAGCTTTTAAAGATTGCATTTGATACGCCGGTAAAAAAAGACGAAAGTTTTGAACGATTTGCGGATCGGTGCTTAGTCTTGCATGAGCAACCAGTCGAAGAGGCGGCAGACTTCGGCACTAGAATACATGATGCAATTGAGAAATACTTCGAAGGATATCCGATTGATGATGATTTACTGGAATATGTAAATCCAGCGTTCGCCTGGAAGCAGGAGAATCAATTACGATTTATCGAAAGAGAGAAGATTCTCGTAAACCTGGACTATGGATTTGCGGGAACTGTAGACATTGTGGGCATGGGAGCGGAAGGGCAGAAGTTTATCGTTGATTGGAAAACCCGCAAAACCAAGAAGGGAGTAAAGGTCACCAGCTACGATTTTCAGATTCATCAAATAGCGGCATACGGAGCAACCTATTGGGGCGAGGAAGCCATGCAAGCGGGTGAGGTGTATGGAGCAAACTGCTATATCTCATCCACCGAACCAGGTCGATTTGAGGTGATTAAATATTCACCCGATGAGCTAAGGGATGCCTGGAATGTATTTAAAAGCGTCTGTGAAATTTGGAGATCTTTAAAAGGATATGATCCCCGAGCTAAATGAAAGTCTCGGCATCAGAGAAGCAAATAAATTGGTATGAAATGGATCAAGCATGGAATCGATTCTGGTCAAAGAACCGGCTCGATATTGATGAGAATGGCAAGGTTTATCGAACCAATATTCCACGCATTAAACCCAAGGGATTGAATGATCCAGAGTGGAAGAATTTTAAGAAAAGGAGGGAATTAGATGGCTAAGTTTATTAGTTTATTTAGTGGCTGTGGCGGGATCGATCTCGGCATGGAAAAGGCGGGGCATGAATGCGTTGCCCAAGTGGAATGGGACAAGAATGCGGCGGGTGTATTAAAGCATCGCTGGCCGAATGTTCCCCTGTTCTGCGATGTATCGAAAGTGTCGGCGGATGATCTGCCCGATGCGGATTTTATAACATACGGATTTCCATGCCAGGACTTGAGCGTGGCCGGTAAAAGAGAGGGATTAGATGGAAAACGATCAGGATTATTCTATGAAGCAACTAGACTTATTCGGGAACTGCGAACCCGAGGATGCGGGCTACGCTTTGCCGTGGCAGAAAATGTCGCAGGACTTTTCTCCGCAGATGATGGTGTCGCACTTGCAAGGTGCATCCGAGAGCTACTCGACTGCGGGGCTTGTGAAACGGGATGGAGGTTACTCGACAGCCAGTATTTCGGTGTGGCCCAAAGACGGAAGCGCGTGTTCATTGTCTCAGATTTTGGAGGCGAATCCGTTGACGAAATACTCGCTATCACCGAAAGCTTGCCAGGGTATCCTGCGCCGAGCCGAGAAGCGGGGAAAGGAACTGCCGGAGATGCTACAAAAGGCGTTGGAGAGGGTCTCCAAGATGTAGCACATACTCTTGAGACCACTTGCCATGACTATAGTAGGGCTGACGGATTTAACATGATTCTCCAAAGCCTGAACGGAGAATCTGCAACTAAAACCGAAGAAGGATTTATCTGCAAAGAGTGTGACTTAGAAATTTTTAGCGGATGTGGATGTGATCACGGAGAGATCAAATGCGATAAGTGTGGGGAATGGACTTACCCTTTTTATTATGATTTGCCTGACGATGGATGCCAGCATTGCGGATCGGAATTGGAGCAAAACCTAACAGTCCGCCGACTCACTCCAATCGAATGCGAACGCCTTCAGGGATTCCCCGATAATTGGACATCGGAAAAGATGGAACTGATCCTTGAAGGGAACGAGTGGAAGGCTACCGGCAAGGTGGTCAAACAGGCGGATAGTCCTAGATACCGCCAGCAAGGCAACGCAGTTACTGTCAATGTGGCTGAGTGGATAGGGAAACAGATTGGAAAGGTATTAGACAAATGACCAAATGCTTTGACCGACCTTGGCATCCATCCGATTTCTGCTCGGATTGCGGATCACCAATTACCGAGGATGAGGAATGGGAGTGTTTAGTATGTGTGGAAAAAACTCAGGAACAGGAGGATCGATTTTATGAAATGTGTCTACAAGATGGGACTCGGGTTACCCCGAGGACAGAAGATAATAATTAAGCTGGAAACCAGACAGGCGGATATCTGGCTCGACTATGAGGAGATGGTCTGGCGGGTGAAGATTGACAGGGATCTCCCAGAGACTTCGTACCCACATCTGGAAAATGCAATTCTTTCAGCCGAGACTTTGTTAAGGGAGGTTCCATGAAAAATTTAAGCGTAGATAGTTTAACAGCAGAACTCCCTCTATTCCAAGAGGATGGTGGCGGTGCAAGTCCGACCTCTACGCACCAATCTTTTAAAAATTATGTTGTTAGGGAGTTGAATGATAAAAAATTAGCTTACCCATATATTTATGAAATTCATTACGCAAAGAGGAAACCTTCTTTAAGTTATGTATATGGACTTTATAGAAATTATGAACTAATTGGAGTTTGCACATTTGGTAGTCCCGCAAGCCCTAATTTATGCGAAGGTATAGCAGGTAAAAATAACCGAAATAAAGTCATAGAGTTAAATCGGTTAGTATTAAAATTTAACAGAAAAAACGAAGCTAGTTTTTTGGTGAGCAAATCCATTAGGATGCTACCCAAACCCAAGATAATAGTTAGCTACGCAGATACCGCACAAGGCCATATTGGATTAGTATATCAAGCCACCAATTTCTTTTTTACAGGAACAACTAAAGCAAGAACTGACATGGCTAGTGCAAATAATAAGCACTCTCGCCACAGCTTAAAAGATCCAACGAATCGAGTATTTAGAAGTGCCAAGCACAGGTATGTTTATATCCACGCAGATAAACAAGAAAAGGCCAAGCTGAGAAATGAATTAAATTATAAAATTTCTACATACCCAAAGTGTTCTAATGAAAAGGAGGTTCCATGATCGTTGCCCTCGATATCGAAACCATATTTCGGAAGAAGTATTCAATCGTTGACCTTGGCTTGGATCGATTCCTGATGCATCCAGATTTCCGAATCACTCTCGTTTCAATTGTTGCAGAGGATGGATTTGAATGGGTTGGTCCACCCGAGCAGTTGCCGGTCAACCGGCTAAACGGACAAACCCTTATCTCCCACAATGCAGAATTTGATTCGAATGGATGCAGGGCAGGGATTACCAAGGGACAACTGCCAGAGTTCATGCCGGCAGACTGGTTATGCACCGCAGACATGGCATCCTATCACCAGCTACCCCGATCCCTAGCCGGTGCATATAAGGAACTATTCAATGAGGAATTATCCAAGGATGATCGGCTTGCGATGATGGGATTGACCGCCGAAGAAGTACAGGCAGAACCCAGATACTCCGAGTATGCATTGAATGATTCCCGAGCCTGTTTGCGGGTCTATCAGGAATTAATATTAGGCTTTCCAGAAAAGGAGAGAATCCTGTCCACCCTTACCCGACAAATCGCAAACCGAGGTTTGCCGATTGATGGTCCACTATGCCAGCAGTTTATTGATGAATCTGAAAATCAGATGGAGAAGGTGGACAGAAAATCGACCACCTGGAGGCAGTTAAATATCATTAATAATTTTGCATACGGATTAATCTTTCGAATCCGTAGAGACCGTCGAGTTTCCACAAGACTCAAATATCATGGGGCTAATCATACAGGGCGGTGGAGCGGGACGGGCGGGTTAAACTTTCAGGGCATCATGCAGTCAGAAATTGAAGGGATTGAGCCGAGGAAATGTTTAAAGGCTCCAGAGGGCAGGGTGCTGGTATCTGCTGACCTTTCCCAGATCGAACCGCGCGTTATTGCGTACCTTGTGGGAGATCAGAAATTCCTAGGCTTAGTCCGTGGAGGAATCGATATCTATGAGGCACATGGCCGAGCATCCAAACTCTATAAAGAGGATGAACCAATGGCCGAGCTTGCACCCGAGATGCGGAAGCTTTGCAAGGCTCGACTGCTAGGGCTGGGATATGGATGTGGACCAGGTAAGTTTATAGATGTCGCAAAAGGATTTGGGGTAAGTATGACCGAGGCCGAGGCCAAGCAACAGGTTTGTTTATACAGGGCGCAGAATCCAGATTTGATTCTGACTTGGAAGAGGATGGAGGATCAATTCCGTGAATGGATGAAGGAGACTCCCGAGTGTATCACATTTGAAACACGATGCGGATATCCAGTCCGATATTTTAACGCCTTCGAAAAGAATGGTGAACTCTTTGCCAGTACCACCCGAAGCTATGAGCCGGTTAAAATCTATGGAGCCAGACTTTTCCAGAACTTAGTCCAAGCAACCGCCCGATCCATCTTTGCCGATGCCCTTATTCGAATCGAGGCCACCGGCTTGCCTGTCTGTCTCCATGTCCACGATAGCATCTGCCTTGAGGTAGCCGAGGACGAGGGACAGGCGGCACTAAATCTTTTACTTAAACTACTAACCGATGAACCCCTTAACTATCCAGGCTTACCTCTGGCGGCCGAGGGGGAAATCAAAACTCATTACTAATATGGGATGCGTAAATGGTGGATCGTTTAAGTCATGTGATGAGCCTTACCATTGGGTGAAAATACTTAACAACACATATGCTGAAAACGGAGTATCATTTAAAAAGCAATGTAAGCATTGCGGAGCCTGTGGGGTAATGCAAAACCAAAACCCACCTGTACTTTCTGAAATAATTAATGAGGATGATTCTAGGCAATATGCAAAAGATGTAATGCAACAAATTCAAGAATATCGAGATGAACGAATTCGTATGGAGGTTGAGTTTAAGGAAATGCAGAGGGCAATGTTTAAAGAGCGATACCATGAATATTTACAGACTGATCTTTGGAAAAATAAGAGAGAGCTTATTTTGAAAAGGGATGATTATATCTGCCAATCCTGCTTAGTCAGGCAAGCAACTGAAGTTCATCATTTCAGTTATGAATCTTATAAACAACAACCAGGTAGCGAAAAAGGATGGGAACTTATATCCGTCTGCCGAGACTGCCACAAAAGGGAACATACATGAAACTCCACCCACTCCACTACATCCTATTCGGTCTAGCGATTCTGACCTTTATCTGGACGATTTTATCCTTCGCTATCGCAATCTTATGAACTATAAAATAATCGGTCTTTGCGGTCCCAAAGGGGTGGGTAAATCGACTTATGCCCAAACCTTTAAGGGAGCAACCATCTTATCCTTTGCCACCCCTATTAAGGAGATGCTCAAGGTTATCCTGCCGCATCCCTCATGGCTGGATCGAAAGGAAGAACCAATACCCGGCTTTCCCGAGGATGTGACGGTTAGGCGGATGTTGCAGGAACTTGGTACTTCTTGGGGCAGGGAAGGACCGTCTGGGTATGCAAATATATGGGTAGATGTTGCCATGCGAAATGCCCAAGATCATGTGGGCAAGCGAACCATCGTATTTGATGACATCCGTTTTCCGAATGAGGCATGGGCGATTCGAAGGTTGGGGCATAAGCATGAGGTTCTATCTCAGATCATTCATATTAGCCGGAAGGGATATGAACCAGATCAGGAGGATGATCATGTTTCCGAGGCGGGACTACCAAAGTATTTTATCGACAAGTGGGTAACGGTGGATGGCGAAGGAGAAGAGACAGAATAACTCCGCCCGTAAGATGGCAACCGATGCGAGGCTTAAACAAATGCTTCGAACCCTGCCATCCGATCATCAAGGCTATACACAGGATGAGATTGCACAAAAGGCGGGAGTTGCCAGAGAAACCATTTCCAAGATTGAACGAGGGGCAATGCTCAAGATTACCGAGCAAATTGCCAAGTACTTAACCGACTGATGGCAACCCTAAAAGGAGATCTTCGCAGATGTTTGGAAAATCTGCCAACTGGTTTATTGTCTCACCATGAAGTCATTCTAAGAATTGCCCTAGCGGTTACCCGCCACATTTCAAATCCTTCCGATGCCGAACGCGCGGTTGAATCACTTCTGGCGGGCGTTGCCCATCGGCCAAATCAGCCAGAAGAAATCAGGAATGCAGTAAAGGGAGGATATCACCGGCATGATCATCCAGAACTAAAATCCAACCCGATCAAGATTACTCCAGTCGATCAGGGTTTAAAAAATAACAATATCGGACAGGCTGGACTCTTTGAAGAGTTTCAGGTCAGAACCAATCTCGTCCCAATCGATTCTGCCGATGCACTCTCCAAACTATTCGAACCTGACGAGTCAATCTTTGTCCAGAAACAGGTGGCCGAGAAAGGTGTGCTACTACCTATTACGGATTGGATCTCTCAACCCGACCTTTCCCAATACCAATTCATTACCTACAACACTTTCCCCGCCCAAGCCACTAATCGATCCGAAAGTCAAGTATTAGGCAGGAAATATTTAATCCACGAAACCGATGATCCAGACCTCTCATTTGAGCAACAACTTGGACTGATCAAGAAGCTCGAAAACGAGGCCGAACTCAAGATGATTGTATCATCCGGTGGCAAGTCCCTTCATGCCTGGTACAAGTGGACACCGGGTAACAAGAAGGCATTCCTCGAACTATCCCAAAGCCTCGGTGGAGATCCAAGATTTAAGCTAATGAATCAGCTATGCCGATTGCCTTGGGGAACCCGCCGAAAGGAGGGCAACCTGACCGCCGAGCAACCGATCATCTTCTGGAAGGATTGAATGCATAAGTTCTTCCTCACTAAGATAATCGCCCGAAGGTTAGTGAATTTAGGGGTTCCCATAAAAGATGCCTGTAACTTTGCGCACCGAATGGATGAGGGAAATATGGTCATCCTCGTCAGAGATGAAAAAACCAGAAAACCAGACTTTATCGCTTTAGTAAAATCCAAGGATTTAGATCAATAAACAACCAACCAACCAACTATATAAAAATGGCAAGACGAGAAGACTACCTAACCCCAGAAACCCTGGCAAAAGCAGATGAGATTGATCAATACCTGGCAACCCTGCCCGAGATCGATTACCCCACCGCACCAACCACAACCGAACAAACCGACCCCTCGATCAATGTGGCAATCGATGACCCACCACCGGCACCCAAATTCATAGAACTCTCCCACATCATCGAACTCGACCGTGATCAAAGTACTATGCCAAACGAAATTCTAAAAGGTATCCTCTATAAGGGATCAAAGATGATCATATCCGGCTCCTCGAAAGCCGGTAAAACCCTCTCCCTTCTCCACCTCGGCCTAGCGGTTGCCAATGGAGAGAATTGGCTGGGTCATCCAACCCACCGAGCAGGTTCCAAGGTTATCTACCTCGATTTCGAACTAAAACCCAGAATGGCGGCCAAGCGGATTGCCGAGATAGTAAAGTCCAATGATGGATACAAGCCCGATAATAAAAACTTTCTATACTGCGGACTACGAGGCCAATCCAGAACCTTGGAAGAACTGGTTCACCACATCCAAGACCTCGATAATTATCCGCCCGACCTCGTAATCGTTGACCCCTTTTACAAACTATCCACAGGAGCAGATGAGAATGATGCCGGTGCAATGTCCGAAGTGGTTGACCGAATGGAACAATTCTCCGAGCGACTAGACTGCTCATTCGTATATGCCCACCACTTTTCAAAAGGAAACAAGGCAGACACGGATCACATTGACCGGGCAAGCGGGTCTGGGGTGTTTGCCCGTGATCCCGATGCCTTCCTTACCCTAACCCCCCACGAAGAGGAGGATCACCTCGTCCTTGAGGCCTCCCTCCGAGACTTTGCAGGCCCACCTGACCAAGTAGTGGAATTTTCCTGGCCGAACTTTATCCATAAGCCCGAAATGGATCCGAAACTTCGTAAGGCTGGTCAAACAAAAGAGAACAAGATTTTAAACGAAAAACTATCCACCGCCCTGATCGAAATCCTTAAAAATAACTCATTTGATAGCTACGAAATGCTGAGGAAAAAGCTTGCAGAGGTGACAGATGAGAATATAGGGAAGAAGAAAATGGATAGAATACTGCAACTTTGTAAGAGTAATTTTAGTGTACAAAAGACTAAAAATGGTAAAGGAAACATCTATTCTTACACCGAGTAAATATGTCCCACTTACTACCTTAAAACCACCACCCCCCCCCCTTATATAGAAGGAGGAGGGTGGTGGTCAAAACAGGCTATAGTCAAACCACCTTCCCTGGCGGGGTA